CTAAGATATGTGTTAGTAGAATCATATGATTTAAATGTAGGAAAATCGAATGATGATGCTATTGTTGTCGCCGCACTTGTAACACTCAGTTCAATGTTTTTATCAAATTCAATAATAGGTCTCGTTGCTTGTGCTATTAAAGTGTAATTAGAATCTGTAATCAAGGCGCTGATATCATCATAATGATACCAAGAGTTATTAGTTTTCCAAAAGTCTGTAGCAGTGGCGTCTTTGTCGATTGTAACGTAATGTTTTTTTGTTGAGCCTGTGATTGAAGAGTCAAAACTAGGAGATACCCAGTAGTACATACTGTAGTTGACAAACTTGTCTAAGTCTATTGGCAACTGAACTGTTTCTAGTGTACTTTTAAATAATCGTCTGTGGTCGTTTGTCAGTGCGCCTTTGTTGTATAACGCATTCAGCAAGTCATCATAGAATATATTATCAGTTGCGTTTGTATTTGTAAAGGTTGGTTCTAAACCGTAATTATCTCTCGCATATGATTGTGTTGGAAATGAAAGATATATATCATTGCTGTTATATATTCCTTTTTCTCTTCTACCAACAAACGCTTTTGTTTTCTCCATTTCACCAACAGAAAACACGCGGTCAAGTGTCGTTTCAAATACTGTTTCTAACTCGCTGTTCTTTAGATGTCCCGGAAGAAAGTCATAAATCTTCTTTGCCATATTATTCGCCTACTAATTCAGATTGTGCTAATTGTGTAATTATTTTTACATCACTTGATGTAGTTACTGCCATAAATATTTCGTTTAAAGCACACGAGATGCTTAATAAGTTTGTAAATTCGTTTGTTGAATATTTTGGTGTAACAACTATACTTGAAATATAATCGCCAAGTTCTTTGTGAAGATATGCCGCTAATTCTGAGAAATAGAATATATCACCAAAATCCCAATTATCAATTACAAAGTACTCATTTACTTTTGTAGATACTGCTGTTTTAATTTCACTATCAGTATATCCGACTCCTAACTTCTTAATAACTTTAAATACTGCTTGATTTTCTGCTTCAGCATATGAACCAAATAGATATTTAAACTGAACAGGAATATAAGCAATGTGGTCAGCCATAGCCGCCTTTGGCTCTATAGTGTCCATTATTTTTGATAATTCATAATTATTAGGTGGAGTTGGAGTAGTCGTTGTGAAATTGTTTGCTACCCACTCGTTTACTTTTCTAACATAATCTGAACTCAATACATACATATCAACAATGTTACTTGTACTAGGATCTATTCTCTTATCTAAATCAGCATAATGTTCCCATCTAAAACTCGTAAAAGGATCTTCAACAAAAGTTATTCCCTCTAATACTCTATATTGTATACTGTTATAACTGATTTGAACATTAGTGCCAACAGTTTGGTCAGTATAATTAGTGAGGGCGCTCCAAGCACCCGAGTCACGTATCCACCAATCAGAGGTAGTTGTATTATAATATATTGTAGCAGTTGTTGGTACTAAAATTACTGATGAAGTCGCTACTACAGTTTTCGATGCTCTCTCATATGTTATATTATTGTCTGTATATTGTTCCATTACGATACTTTCACCACTTGTAACATCAAGTAAAGCAAATGGATTATCATTCGTATCTGAAGTCATTAGTTTAACTTTTGTGTTATCTATATATCCCGCTGGTGTTATATAGTCATCATAAACATATGATGCTAGTGCTTTGTACGTGATAGTTGTACTTTGTGTACTATTAGAAATATCAAACGTTGCTTTAACTCTCACTGAATAGGTTGCTAAGTCTGTTAGTGTCGGGGCATCACCAAGAAATACATCAATAAGTTCGCCGACAGTTACTGCATATGTCCAAAAAACAATCTTGTAATCAAAAAGCGGAGAGTTTGTATTAGTAACAGTTACGTGTGCGTTGTCAAGTATTACGCCATTACTATCTCGAAGTACTACGTTACTAGTAGTAAGTGGGTCAGTACCAGTCGTATTTGTTATTGTAAATTCTCCATAAGCATATTGTTTGAAGAAAATATCAAAGTCCAGTTCGTTAATAATTGCTGAGTCTGCCGTAGATATAGTAAAAGTATAATCATCTTGGACAGAATCATATACTGTACTGAAATCATTTGATTCAAAATTATCAGATTCATCGCGCCAAACAAAATTACTAGTGGTAGAGGCTGTATTAAAATAAGATAATGATACTTCTCCTTTAAAGCCTAAATCTGTTATGTTCTGTGTTGATTTGATTGTGGTTGCATTCTGAAAATTTGCAACATTACCAGTATATCCGTCATCAAACTCAACATTTAGAAGAGATATATTAGTATCTGATGATGCACTTGTAGGTACATTTTGCTGTACAGATGTTGATAAATTTTGTATGTCTGCTAAATCAGTTATTCCCAATCCAAGAGTCCAAGTTGGAGTTAAACCTATAATATTATTAGGGGATACCGGTGATAAAATATTACTAGTAGAAAGGGTTTGTTCTATGCCATCAGGTGATACTAGATGATGAGAGTAATTCGTTCCAGAAACTGCATTACTTTCAGTAAATTCATAAGTTTCTGGTGCGCCACTATATGTAAATATAGCATCAAATGTTGCTCCCGTACCACCATCAGTTAATACTGATGATACTGGTACTTGACCTATATTAACAGTTTCGTCAGTTACCGAAATTCCGGTACCCGATGACGTAGCGCCTGTTGATAAGTAATTGAGATATATTGTATCTCGTTTAGATAAATTAGTTTCGTTGTCGATTACATCAGTAGTGTTACCATAGAAGAATTTGACCTGGTCTCTACTTTCAAATGCTACTTTTTTACCAGTAAATGTGGCTGTATATTCTGTATCGTTTTCTCTGATACCAGAATTATAATTAAACACAACATGAACTTCTGTTGGTGGAACGCCTGTGTGTATTTGCCAAGTCCAATTAGTTCCAGTATCTATCGCATATTTTAATGTAAACGTTTGAGCGTCTGGATCAACTTTGTTTTTAATTGCTAGTTTTTCAGCATCTGTAAATTTAGTTCTAAAGCCCCTTACTACTGTAACAAGAGTTCCTGCTTCTGGAATTTTCTTATTTAATGTAAACGTTGTCGATGATACTGCTTTAACATCTGCCCAAATAGTAGTTCCAGATGTAGTCAATAACTCAACAGTGTCTCCTACAAAAATATCATTCGTTGGGGCTGAACCTGCTGTAATTTTCGTTCCGTCTAACGTATCGACTGTATAAGTAACTCCTTCAGCAAGAACTACTTCAGTAGTATTAGTTTTGTTCGCATGAAGAAATTTATTTAAAAGACTTGGATGTTTTATCGCATTTGATATTTCGTTTCGTATAAAGTTATCACTATTTCCTTTGCTTTTATTATAACTTAGTGAAATTGATATTGGCTCGTCTTCAACAAATACACTACCATCTGAGCCTGTTATACTCAAGTTAGAGTGATGTCCTAGAACATCATCCATCTCATAGAAACGTGAGTTGCCAGCGAAAGAAGTGTTTACTGCTTTAACTTTATTAACAACGTTATTTCCAAGAGTGAGAGGATATACGTTATAATCTTGTGCATTGACCATTCTATCTTGTGCGTAATAACTTCTTGGTGCAATTCTACGTACACTTGCATATGTTTCACCTGAGAAGTTTTCAGTAAAATCTTTTGTACTGCTGATTGTCAATGACAATCTATATGTTCTATTATCACTGCCTGTATAAGGAATTGTTATCGTTGTATTAGTAATATCATTAGCATTTACAGAAAAATTATCATTATCTGCTATTCTATACCATGCTCTGTAGTTGCCATATGCCGCGTTACCAAATATGCCATCTGGATAATGTAGTTCGATGGTGTTGTTATCTGTGGAATTTATACTTACGATATCTCCAGAACCAGTTCGTAAACTATTATATATTGCTGTTTCTCTTGTTTCGTTATCTACTTTTGTTACACTTGATACATAAACACTTGTTGAATCTATCTTCTGAATCCATACATCAGAATTTGATATATTGATTGCGTTTACTCGTTGTATTCTATTTGAAACTTGAGTATTATAAGTGAAGTCTTCAAATCCTAATGTACCTGCAACTGCGTAAACAAAGAATCCAGTTCTGTCACTAGCAGAACCCAAATTGTCGTTTCGATTAATAATCGTAAAGTTGTTATTCAATTTTGGCTCATCTTCTTCTATTCTTGCATTAACGGTATCTAGTAATACACGAACCGCTTCAAAGTTTCTACTTTTTCCATCAACGTTTGCAGAAAACGAATAGTTTATATTTTTTGTTTCGCTATCTTCATTTATTTCATACAATGAATGCTCTACATCTGCAACTGTTAATGTAGATGTAGGATTCTGAATTTTAGTGGTGCTAGAAAAGGCAGAATTTAAAACACTGATAAAGTTCTCATACCAATCTATATCATTACTATCGTTCCAATTGATACTCTTGCCTGCAAGAGTAACACCCAAGTTGTCATACACATTTTCATCAGTTGACAAACTCGTAATCTTCATAAAGCCCTTTGCATTGATTGGACGAGTCTTGTTATAACCTAATGATTTTGCCATCTGTAGAATACTTGCTCTACGTTCAGCAGTATCCATGAAGTTTTCTCTAGTGTTCATATCTAAACGATATGATAAACTGTGTCCAAGATATGCAACCAAATCTAAAATAGCGACAAATTCTGAACTTGCAATAAAGTCATTAAATTTATCAGGATAAGTCTGGGCTGTGTATGATAGTAGGGCTTCTCTAATTGTGTCAAAATCATATGCTTTGAGACTAATGTTGGTAAATGCAGTATATACTGCTGTCCAACTCTCACTTGCAAATAGATTGTCTGTACGTTCTTGGCTCATATTATTCTCTCTATTATTCTCTATCTAAATCTATACTCAATTCTACTGGCTCATTTGATGGCAGTATTTCAAGTCTTAAAATAGCGTTTATTGTATGGTCAGAGTCCGTGATTTCAATACTAACAAAGTTACATCTCGGATCATCGTTTATAATATCTGTTAAATCTTCTTCAATCAACTCAGTTGTTTCTTCAGTTAGCGGCTCAAATAACATATCATGTATAATTGACCCATAAGTAGGTAACATTACTCGTTCACCTTTACGGGTCATGATATGATTCATAAGGTCTTCAATTACTAAATCCTTGTCATTTAACTGATGATTTATTGCATTTTTATTTTTGGTACTAAAACCCGTGAATAGTGGCATAACTTTATTTTCTCTGTAGTTTATTTCTTAAATGTATTTATCTCCACTTAATATTCGTATTTAATTGACAAACTGGAATAATAATGTTATTATAGAACATAAATAATACTAGAATTTCATCATAATAAGGAATACTTTATGCCAAACTTAGTACCAATGGTCGTTGACCAAACAGCAAACGGAGAACGTAGTTACGATATTTTTTCTCGTCTATTAAAAGAACGAGTAATATTTTTAACTAGTGAAATCAATGACTATCAGGCAGATTTGATTTGTGCCCAATTATTGTTCTTAGAAGCAGAGAATCCAGACAAGGATATTCATTTTTATATCAATTCACCTGGTGGAACAGTAACATCAGGCATGGCGATATATGACACAATGCAGTTTATCTCTTCTCCAGTAGCAACCACAGTGATGGGACAAGCATGTTCAATGGGTTCACTACTGGCTCAGGCTGGTGCTAAAGGAAAACGACATGTGTTACCAAATAGTCGCACAATGATTCATCAACCAAGTGGTGGTGCCGGTGGACCAGCAACTGATATGAAGATTCAAGTTGATGAGATGATGAAAATGAAAGAAAGATTGACTAAAATCTATGTGAATCATAATTCTGTTGGAAAGAAATTTGATGAATTAACCGCGGCGATGGAACGTGACAACTTTATGTCAGCGGAAGAAACTGTTGCTTTTGGTTTAGCAGATAAAGTTATAGCAAGTCGTTAAGAGAATCCAGGCACGAAACTAAACATCTTAGCAGTTTTTGTTCTCTGTTGAGCCAACTTATCATCTACTTTGCCATTTTTCATTATATTTTTTTGAATTTCGTCTGTCACTGAATACCAGTCTTTATCATTTATAAGTTTAACAATAGAACTGTTTTCTATGGTACTAATTCCTTCATTAAAGAAGTGATATAACAAAGCATCATAGTGTGGTTGTGATATTTTTACTGTAATAAACTTCTCTAATACGTTACCAATAGTTCGTAATTGTTTTTCTAAAATAAACTTTGCCATTCCTTTTGTTATCTTATCAGTCGTAATATCTACACGTGTAGACGAAACAGTGATATATCCATAATTCAATTCAGTATCTGATATCTTATAATTATAACCAACTAGATTATCTTTAACAGTAAGTGTTGGCTTATTGTCTAGTATTATAGCATTCTTGCTCATTAACGAAAATGTTAAATCATTTATATTTTCAAGATTTACTCTTACATTAGAAAGCATATATCTTGGATTATCATTTAGGTCATAACCAGTTCCTAGATAAGTACCAGACGAAGTGATAACATGCAACGGCAATTGTATATAATTTAGTAATGAACCTTTTCGCTTATCATATATCATTTTTTTATTCC